GGCGTCGCCGATCAGAGCGACACCGGCGGTGTCCTTGATGCTGGCTGCGGTTTTGTCCCAGTTGGTGCCGGTGGCGAGCGCGGCGCTCGATGGAGACTTGCCGCCGTTCGCGACATCCCAGGTGTAACCCTTGATGCCGAGACCGAAGGTGTAGTCCACCTGGATGGTCGTGGTGATGCGCTCGTTGCCGTTGTTGGTCTGCACGTTCGAGATGATGTCTCGGTTGTCGTGCACAAGCGCGGCACCAGCCGCCAGACCAAGGATGATCTCCTTGTTCGGCGTACCGGTTTGAGCGAGAGCCGGCGCATCGGTGACGATCGAGGTCTTGCCGAGGATATCGACGACGCGAACGTTGCCGGCCTGGAACAAGTTGTTCGGGTTCGCGAGGCCTTGGCCGACCAGCTTGTGCCAAGTGGTGCCCTGCATAACCTGAGCAACCAGGTTCTGACTGGCGTCGCCGAACTTCGCATGCGCGCTGTTCAGGCCGGCCTGGGTGATGCCGGCGGTGGCAGACACGTCGTTCACCGCCGCTGCTTGCGCGGTGATGGCTGCTACCAGTGCAGCGATGGCAGTGTTCAGCTGATCCTTCAGCAGCACTTCAGCGAACGCGCGGCTAGCGACCTCAACGCCTTGAGCGGTTGGACGCTGCAACCAAGTCATTTGCGACGGCTCGTAGCGAATCGGACCAAAACCACCCGCCACTTTCACGGTGGTGTCTTGCAGTTCGGTCAGGTCGACCGGAGTCACCGCGGCGTTGGCACCATAGCGATTCACGCGACGCTGAGCTGCTCCGAGGTTCTGGAAGAACGACTCTTGCAGGAAATCACCGGTGAAGCCGTTCGGCGACAGCACAATCGCGCCGTTGCTGGCTGCGTTGAACGCCTCCAGCATTTGGTCCAGCGTCTCGAGAGTCGCCGGCATGATGTAATCGTTGAAAACCTGCATTTGAGACAGGGACATGGGTCAAATCCTTAATTTAGGGGGAGATCAGAGAACCGGGACGCAATTGCCGCCGTGCGCTCCGCTTTGGTACCGCCGATGTTTCCTTTCGCGGCCCCGCCGCCACCTCCAGCACCGTTGGCCCCGCCACCGGATGCTTTGCTACCCGCGATCAACGGCGCGAAGGCCGTGTCGTTTGCGAATTCTGCTTTCAGCTCATCCAGCGTTGCCGCCGAGAGCTTGCCCTGCTGGTCGAGAACGACCACAACAGGCTTCCCGTCGCGCTGCTCGACGCTCAGACGGCGTTCGATGTGCGGCAACAGGGCTTTGGCGCTGCCTTGAACAGCCAAGGCAGACGCGATGTCAGTAGCGGTACGGCCGACAGTCAGATCCCGGATCTGCCCGCTCAGCGTTCCACGCTCCTGTTCCAGCATGCCGTTCAGCTCAGCCTCGCGGCGGTTGTATTTCTCGGACCAGGAACGTTCGAGCTCTTCGACGTTGCCGGATTTGCGAGCGGCCTCTTCACGCTCCAGCCGTGCTGCTTCTTCAGCTTCACGCGCCTTTTTCTCGGCCAGTTTTTTCTCGCCGAGTAGTTCATCAACCTTGGCCTTCAGGCCGGATACATCTTCTTGCTGCGGTAGACCTTCAATGCCGAGTACGAACTTGCCGTCCTTCTCGGTGTAAAGGGCGCGCACGGCTTCATCTACCCCGTCGAGGGTATCCAGTTGGAATTTCAGCATTGGTTGTCTCCCAGAGACTTAGATGTGCAGGCCCTGCCTGCAGATAGGAAAAACAAAGGTTGCGGGCGCGTCATTTATTTCATATATTTCATTTGGGAAATGAAAAAGAGGAAAAACCATGACCCTGAAACAAAATGTGCAGTTCATTAACGACGAGAAAGGCCGGCCTCTATTCGCCGTGCTTCCTTACCACTTTTACGAGGTTCTTATGACCAACCATCCGATGGCAGAAACACTGCCAACCCCCCTACTGAAAGACGACCGCTACATCGAACTACCTGAAGCTGATGGCGAACACATTGACTTGGTACGTTTGGTCGATTACTGCCTGCGCCAAGCGACAGTGTCGTTCGGAGCCGACGACGACAGAGCGGAAAATTTTGAGCTTTATCGTGACAGCTTGCCCGTCAACGCTCGCACCCAAGCCCTTGAACGCTTCGACAGCCAGTTCTCTGGCGGACTGGACCCGCTGATCCGCCGCTTCTTCCTGCCGAAGGACTCGCCTTATCGCAACACCATGCAGGCTACGACGGCGGTAGTTGACGCCCTCGTAAAAACTGGCATTTTCACGAAGACAAAGCGGAAGTTTGATTTCTACCGCCCAGTAAACGCTCTCGACTTCAACGTGGAAGCAGGTCGCGCTTATCTGGACGGCAAGCCAGCGGTTGAGAATCCGATCCCCACGTATTTTTGGCACAGCCAAGAAACCTACCGCTAAAAGTCTAGCCCCGCGCGTTCGAATGCAAGGGGCTCGATTGCCTTCATCTGAGCAAGTGTCATCGGTACAAAATTGCGATCCAGCTGAAGCTCGGCGAAGCGATCGACACTCAGCCCGCCTTCGCGGAACAGCTTCGCCCGTACCGGTCCTATGGCCTTGTCTTGAAACGCCGCAGGCTGCTGCTTGAGCCAGTCGTAGTAGCTGAGGTCTGCCCTCACCTGCTGCGCGCCGCCATCACCGATGGATGCACGGGTGGCATCCTTGGCGAACAGCGCGCTGAAGCGAGTCACCGCCACCACCGTCGAGCGGCAGTTGATGTGGATCGGCGGCCGCGGCCCCTCCGTCAGCTTGAACCGGCGCTTGTCGAGCGTCCGGCACTGGCTGGTCGTCTTCGTGTCCAGGGTGCTGACCCACTCCACCGACGGAACGACATCGGAGTTCGCCTTCAGCGTTGCCATGCGTGCCTGGGTGGCGACGTGCTGCACTGCCGTCCGCACAATTGCACCGGCATTGCGATTGGTCGTGGCCAGGATGCCGTCGTTGTACTTTAGCGCCTTGGTACCGCGGATGTTCTTGATGATCTGGAAGTTGGTTTGGCCTTCGAAGAAGCCCTGCCGGATCGCACCAGTAACGCGTTGCCGCTCTGTACTGGTGAAGCCGTCAATGAACGACTTGAGCAGCTTGCCGCCGTCCGCGCCTCGAACACTGAGCGGGTTGGCGAGGATTGCCGCACGAATCGCAGCAGCACCAGGCACCGCCGCGTCGAACGACACGCCTACCGGCGCCGCTCGGGTCAGGCTAGTCGCTTCAAACTCAGCCTCGTAGTTGGCGATATCTACCAGGTCGAGGTTCAGCTTCTCGCTGTACCGGTCGAAGATGCCCAGCAGCAGACTATCGACTTCGCTGAGCAGTCGTTCCAAACGCACAACGGTGTAATCCGTCAGATCAGCCCGGGTCAGCCGCTCGCGGATCGAGCGGTCGATCTCCTTGAGGAAGGGCGCGAACTTCGCGACCTCCCCCGACTTCAACTGCTCAAGGAAGACGGCATGGCGGATTGTGGCATCAAGGATTGCTTGGTTTGCCGCCATTCGGAATTGCCTCTTCGTCATCTAGGTCAGGCCCAGTGCTTTGCGCTTCCAGCTCTCCCCGGATTTCATCGTCCGTTTTCTCCGGGTTGATCACGCCTCGATCGCGCAGGTACTGCCAGAAGTCGCCTTCAGGGAGCTTGCCGCCCTGCACTGCACTGAACAGTGCAGCCAGGATCGTCGCGTCGAGAGTGATCTGGCTGAAATCCTGATTGAGCTTGTAGACCACTTCACCGGAGGCGTTCACGAACTCAGCCATCCATTCAAGGCACTGGCTGTAGGCCTCGCTGACGTTGCTGACCACCAGCGACAGCACGCTGTGTTCGGCGGCGCTGTCGTTGTCGGCCTGGGTTGCTGTCTTCACCGCGCTGCCGCGCTCAATCAATCGGGCGCCGAGCGACACCATGTCTTGCTTCTTGGCATCCATCGCTTCCTTCACGAGGGTGTTCGGCTCGGGTTGAGCAAATCCGCACGATCCATTGGCGGGAAGCGTCAGCGGTGCCCTGGAGCCGACGTAAATACCGTTGGCTTCAAGATGGTCGCGCCATGCTTCGTCCAGCCCAGAGATCCAGAACTGCGGCTGGCCAGAGAACCAGACAGAGTCCTCATAGTCCGCGCTGTTGCAGTAGTGACCGATGTTCAGCACCGCCATGTCGTACAGCGGCGAGTCATCGATGCTGGTGTCGTTGTTCTCGCTGCCGAGAAATTGAAAGGGGATCAAGCGCCAAGGCTGGCCGGCGCCGTTCAGTGGCGTGAACGGTGGAGTGGTCATCGAAGTTTCGCTTGAGCTCTCCTGCCATACCTCTTGGGTATAGACGCCAGCCTCATCCAGTCGCAGCACTCGATACTGGGTAATCTTTTCGCTGCCGAACCCATCATCGGTATCGACATCCACAGATTCCTGCAACACCACCAAGCTCAGCAGGTGCTGCCCGCCAACTTTGCGGGTCTTCCAGTTCCTTATCGACTCAGCGGGGTAGCTCGCAACACTCGCTCGAGCGCGTCCGGCCTGCTCGTCCGCTTTGCTCACCGTGCCCGCCTGCACCGCGGCGTA